CTACTCTTTTGATATTTGCTTAATTAATTGATTTCCATATACTGCAGCTCCAGTTACCAATATACCTTGTATAACACTATCTGCACTAAATCCACCCATAACCCATACACTTAATATAATACCTATAGGTAATAAAATTACTGGAATATACTTATCTTTTATCCTTTCAGTATTCTTAAGTATAGCTCCAATTACTAATAATACTGGTATTAAAATTAAAGCGTTTTCTGTAATGTAGTTAATAAAATCCATAATTATCTCTCCTATTTTTTTAAAATATTGTTTTGAATTGCATAAAAGAAGAAACTTACAAAAGCTCCTATCAATAATGTTATAAACCATTTCATTACAGTTGTTAAAGACTTAAGATTCTCACATAGATTTTTAAGTTCTATTTTTAATGCGACACTATCCTGTTCAAGCTTATCTAATCTCTTACCATGGTCATTTAGTCTAGTATCGTGTACTTCTAATTTATGTTCTATTAATTCATCGTTCATGGTACACCTTCCTATTTCAAACTTACTCTTATGCTTATTTCTATTAGCTCATGCTACAAATTCTTGTCTAAATTGAGTTGTATTAGAATCTTTTGAAATATTCTTAAGTTTTCTTGTGATAACTCTTCAACTAAAGATTTTATTCATTCCTCAAATGCTGACAATTCTATAGTAAGTGAATTAATAGTTTCTTCAAATATTTCATCAAATTCTTATAACATATTTGAAATTTACATTTTCCACTGATTCATTCATAATACTTCTTTCTTAAAATCTACGTTGTAATTAACAAAGATTTCAAATATATTATTGACTATTTCATTAAGTTCAACCTCCCAATCAGTAGCGTTGCTTACTTCGTAAAATAAGTCAAATTTTATATATATTCCTACTTGAGTAACATCTAACACAGTATAGCCTAGTTTTTTCAAGTATTTTACTACTGCATCTTTTACTTTTATATCTTCTATTAGTTCATTTTCAAGATCTAAACATCCTATAGCTTGTTAGCTATGCCTTACTCATACTGCAATTTTCATAGATATCTCGTCTTTATAAAATAGTAGAATTAATCTACACTTTTATCTAGTTATTTAAGTCTTTTTTTCTTCAACCTTAATCTATGTATATGTTCCACTTACACACCTACCTTTTAACTATACTTACAAAACTTTATTTTTCTTTAAACCAAAAGAGACTAGAATTAAATCTAATCTCTTTTGGTTTAAATTAATTCACAATATAATTCTATTGTAAAACTCCCCACAAATTTAAAACCGTACTTAGATATGGCTCTGGTACATTCTCTCTCATGTCCTTTATATCATCTTCTTGATTTGAATAACCTCTTCTGTGAGGTGCATCGAATGGGTACTCAATGCCTTCAGACACCACTACCTTTTGTTTCACAATCGATACGCTGTTTTCAGTTAACATATCTAAAATAATTATTTCTTTTATCATATTAATACCTCCTATATTGAATATTCCCACCAACCTATTAAGGTGAAAGCTTGTTGACAGTGTGTTAAAGCTAATCCAGGACACTCACTGGCAGTTCTCCTTACAACCCACAGAGAACTAGCATTTCCATGGTGATTTACACCAATCCCTCCGGTGGCTGCTGCGGTATCTCTTATACCCTTGTACTCGATTATTCCCCCGACCTCTGCTCTACCCTTTTGCACGGGGTATGGAAATCCTTTAATTAGTAGGACTTCATCAGCCATCGCTGTATCCCAGTTAGGAACTTCTATCCTAAAGTAACATGTGATTATATTACCCACCCTTTTAAAATGGGAACCCCCTACATTTCCGGTTATGGGTGTTCCTGTAATACCTCCATATAGTACTGGAGTCCACCATCCCCAGGAATAGTCAGGCTTTTTACTCTCTATTTCCGCCAATTGCGAAGTATGTGTATCAATCTGTTTCTGTAAATTTCCAGCTGCATCAGTATTTAGCTGATCTTTAACATGTTGAAACCATACTTCAAAGGAGTTATCATATTGAGCAAATAAATCTGTAGTATCTATATTTTGCATTGGATTATATACATAACCGCAATATTCTTGTATAGCTCTTAGATCTGTTATATTTGCTTGTACTATTTGGGTTGTTGCCTTTTTAACTAATACATCTGCAAGTCCTAATTCCCATATATCATCATCCCTTTGTAGGCTAGGTGCTGAATATGAAGCAGTTCCATAGGCACCCTTTTTTACCTCTATAGATATTTTTCTATTTACTCGATCTAACCTTGTTACAATTCTATCTATTCTATTTAGATCTGAACTTGCTGGCTCAAGAGTTATCTCTCCATCAAAGTTATCATAAGCATAATAACCGTTTATAAAACAGCTACCTGCCTTTAACTTCAATTTCATCAATTCATTAGCCATTACTTGAAAATTATTTGATGGATTAGCATATACTCCATTACTTAAAAATTCACTATGGTATTTTGCAAAATATTCTTCGTCCACAGCCCTATCATAAATAGGAAGTCCACTTTCGTCTATATCTACAATTTCGCTAGGAAATATTCCACTTATAATTGACATTTTACTTCACCTCTCTCTTTAATTTTTGCATTATTGTTTTTTCTTCTTTACCAAATACTATAGAAATATCGTATTTATTATTTTCATATACTTCAGTTATTTCAGTTATTCGCTGATTAACTACTATATCTAACTCATTATCCACATAACTACATAAATCACCTAAATCATAATCTACTTTATATTTAAGATTAGATAGAGAATTAACTGTCGTACTAACATTTTCAACAATTCCATATTCATATAGTTTTTCAATTCCCTTTTGATATAATACTTTTTTATACTCATCTAGGGTTAATATATCTTGTTTATCCCTTACTTCGAGGAAAATTTCTCTTCGCTCATCACCATTGGTTAAATCTACAGCAGTAATTACTTTAATATCTCCCTCTCCTTCACCAACTACATAAGCAAAGTTTTTATATTCTTTATGGTTATACTCATAGGTAGACGTAGAAATGTTCTCATATTCATCACTAAATACAACAATTGAATTTGAACTTTGATTTTCCGTCCTATCTATTCCTTGCCACACTTCAAAATACATTTTATCCTCTTCATAATTGTACTTAACTCTTATAGATAAATCTTGAGTAGTTGAAATATCATATATTTTTTCGCATAGATTTTCATATCCTACTTGCAATGCAATGCCTGTACCTAGTCCATTAACATTACCTAATTGAAGTTTATTTATGGGTTTATTAGCAATTGCAAAGCTATTTACAAGATTTCTAACAACATTTTCTGCTGTTCCATTCAGATTTTGTATTTTATCTATAACTCTATAACTAAGTAAAGCCTCTATAAATCTACCTTTAACAGTACATTGACTATCGTCCTTTATATACGAATAAGTTTCTATAATTCCAACTTCTCTAAAGCTAGAACTATAAATATATCCTCCCTTTCTTAATAGCTGAAAATATTTTGAATCTATATACAACTCATACTCCCCGACATTGTAATATCTTCTAGTCCATATAAGAGATGTGAAATCATCTATAAATCCTATTGGTTCAAATTTGTTATTTAGTATAATTAGCTCTACCATGTCCTACACCCCAAAGAATTCAGCTGTCCACTTTGGATAAACATTAAGATTTGTATATCCTTTATCAGCGCTATATTTTAATATATTTTCTCCTACCTGCATGTCAATAAAAGAGCTAGAACGATCCATTTTTTGAGAAATATTTTTCCCATTTAGTTCTATCCTTTTAGTACCTTTATTCGTATTAATTGTGAGAATATCACCAGTCATCAAGTCCACTACTATCATTAAAAATTTTCCTGTAGTTAAGTTTTCTATCTTTGGATTGCTCACCTCACCCTTTGCCATAAATGAGATAATTAACCCTGTATCTTTATCTCCATTATTAATTATTGTAGCCTCTTGTCTCAATACTTTGGCCGACATAATCATACCCCTTGCTGGAATAGTGAAAGGTACAGTAATACTATTAATTTTACCAGCCATATTTTTACTAAACTCTCTCTCATCTTTAAAAAATGGATTAGGGCATATCAAATTAATAATAAATTTAAGTGGATCATATAAATTCTCTCTACTATCTTTAAAACCTGCTACCTCATAATTAATTACCCTCTTAACTCCAGAGTAGTTAACGTATAACTTTCCAGTTAAATAAGGATTAAAAAATCTAATTAGGCTTTGTCTTCTAGTTTCTGTATCCTCTGTTGATGGATATTCTGCTGTAATAGTAATAAGTCTTGATTCTACTCTTTTGCTTTTAACAGTCCCACCATCAAATTGTGCATTATTTACAATATCTACACTATATTCTGAGCTAGAGATTCCTTCTATATTTATTAATTTGCATAATTTATCCTTGCCAATCTCTAAAATCTTACCATTACATTCTAATTTAATATCTATATACTTATCCAAATGCAAGCTCCTTTCTTTGTATTTTTATTGCTCTTGCAACTTCAGATGGTGATTTTACTGGTTGGTATATATTAATAATCTCATTTACACCGTTATCATTATTATTTACTATGGAATATGGAGTTTCCATAGCAGCTCTATAACTAGAGTTCATTGCCATATTGCCAGAAACTTTAGTAGTTTCAAAATCAATTGTAGCTCTCATTTTTCTTGTTAAATCCTCTAGATTACCATCTACTTCTTTTTCAAGATTTGGAGTTTCTACATCAATACCTACACCAATACCTTTAATAAGGTTTTTACCTATCATATCTCTAAATAGAGTTGATGGTGAATGGATTCCAAAAAAGTCTTTAAATCCATTTGCTATACTGCTGGCTACATTTTTTACTGTATCCACCACTGCACTAACCCCTGCTAGCAGACCATTTTTTAAGCCCTCCAAACAGTTTGCACCTATTTGCATCCAATCAGCTTGAGCAAAAGCTCCTATAATTGCAGATATTATGGTAGGTATATTACCTACTAACATAGGAATTGCTACAATAAGTCCTTGTATTAGAGCCATTATTATTTGAATGGCTGCTTCTACAATTTGTGGTAAATTATTGATAACTCCTAATACTATTCCATTTATTATCTTTGGAATTTCCATAATTAATTGTGGTAATGCTCCAATTATTCCTTGTATTAGAGCCAGTATTATTTGAATGGCTGCATCTATAACTTGTGGAAGATTTGCTATGAGGGTATCTACTATATTTAACAAAGCTTGTACAGCCATTGGAATTAGCTCTGGCAACATTGCTGCTAATCCATTAATAAGTGCCACAAGAATATCTATACCACTCTGAAGTATAAGTGGTAAATTTTCTCCTATAGATGTAATAATAGTTGTTATGGCTTGTATTACTAGAGGAATTAACTCTGGCAACATTTCAGATATTCCATTTATAAGTGCTAAAACAATTTGAAATCCACTTTCCATAATTAATGGTAAATTTTCCGTTATCAATGTCATAATACTTATAATAGATTCTTGTGCTAAAGTTATTAACTGAGGAATAGCTTCTACTAATCCTAATAACAATTCAGATATTAAAGTAATTCCTAGCTCAAATATACTAGGTAACATGGTAATAATGCCTTCTGCTAGCTGCATTATTATCTGTATTGATGATTCTGCTATTACTGGCATATTTTCTTGGAATCCAGCTATCAATGATTCTATAATTGAAACTGCAATACCCATAAATTCAGGAGCTTTTTCAGCTATGCCTGCAATTGCCTCAGTAAATACACCTCCAATACTACCTGCAAGTCCTTCAAAGCCACCTTCTTGGAATGCTGAAGATAACGTCCCTATCATACCTGTGGCTGAAGCTGTTATTTCTTTTAATGGGCCATCTAAGCTATCACTCATATCTTTTCCAAGGCTCATAAGTGAGCTTTGGAATATAGTAACTTCACGGCCTAATCCATCTTCCATAGTTGCCGCATCTTCATTTAACTTTGCTATGTCTTCCTCTGCCTTTCCACTAAATTCAGCTATTTTAGATACTCCTTGAGCAAACTGTTCTCCAGCCTTTATTCCATAAGATCCAACTTTTCCAATAGCTTTAATAGTACCACTAAAAGCAGTTGATGCTACCTTTCCAACTTTGGATGATATATTTATAAACGCACTTGCTCCTTCTTTACCAACCTCAGCAGCAATCTTTAGAAAAGCTCCTTTTCCTGATATTCCTACTTCAGATCCTATTCTTTCAAAAGCCTTTTTAGCACTATCTATAGTTGAAGATGCCATTTTGAACCATTTTGTTTCTTTCATTACATCTGTTACTAATATTGTACAAAGCTTAATATCATTTTTTAGTGTATTAAAGGTTCTTCTTACTTTTTCTGAAAGCCCTCCTGAGTGGTTTTCAATAGTATCTGCCATTGAATTAAAGAGATCTTTTACTTTAGAATTTATTTTATTAAAATCTTCCTTTAATCCCTCTCCAATTTTATCTATACAGTTAGATTGCACTTTAATTATTTCTTTTGCTGCTGCACTAGTTAATTTTAAAATAATACTTGTACTTTCCTCTTTAGTTTCTTCACCTTGTGATTCTAAGTTTTCTAATATGCTTTTTAATGTTGCATTTATCTCTTCATTTATACTTGTATTTGACATAATATCACCTGCCTTTTATCAAGCAGGCTATGGCTCACTACTCTAGGGTGTGGCTCTAAGCTCTGGCTTTTCTATTTCTATATTTATTAACCTCTTACATCTACTACATTTTATTTCTCCTTTGATGTAATCAGCTTTAATTAATAATTTGTTACAAAATGGACATTTAACTTTTATTATAAAGATCACCACCTTTATCAATATAAAAAGTGCTTAGTTTTCTAAGCACTTTTTATTCTATTGATTCCTATATAGAATACCCCAATTAAAGTATTCCACTTAAATCTCCATTTCCCATAAGAGCATTTTCAATTTCTGTTACCTTTTGTTTTTTAGATTTACTTAATGGAATTGCATAGATTTTCTTCATATTGCTGTAGAAATCCTTTTGTTCTTTACTCATATTACTATTTATAGTCATAGATCTATATCCCATAATCTTAACTATTTCATTGTCTTCCTTTAGTGATTTAAACATGGCTTTAAATTTCCACCAATGTAAATCTTCTATGTCTTGAAGATCTATGCCATATTGGGTTAGAAAAGCGGAGTAAATATAATCATCGTCATATTCAAAACTATATGCTCTTGTACTCTTGCCCATAGCTACTCCACTACTTCCTCCATTAATCTCTTTTCCACCTCTATAAAACCAAAGAATTTGTTTAATTGCTTCTTCAAAATTATCTGGTATTACTGGATAATATAGAAGAAGAGCATTATTTATTTTTTCTTTATCATCAAGCTCATCCTCCTGCATCATTATCTCAAATAATATTGATGTACGAAAATCATAATTAATTCTATATTCTATATTATCTATTTCAACTTTTTGAGGCAAAATATCAATTAAAATATTCATTATTTTTTAGAACGTCTTTGAATTCTATTAGAAGAATACTTATTAGCAATAAGTTCAATTTCTTTATTCCTCTCATTTATACCTGTGATGAGAGCTTCAAAAGCCTTTAAGCATTCAAGTAAGTTAACTTTATCTCCAAATATTCTTTTATGAGTGCCTTCACCAAAAAGTTCATCAAATACATTAAAGATGGCTCTGCACTGAGTTCTTATTCCTTCTCCAATTGACATATCTTTTGTGTCTTCTTCTATATTCATTACTTTTTTTATTGCTTTATCATATTTTTCCGCCACATCGGCATCAAATATATCTAATTCCAGCTCAATTCCATTAATATTCATTAAATATTCCTCCTATTAAACTGCTGTAAATGTTTTTGTTGCAGTATTGAATGTACCTTCAATAAAATCTCCTACTGCATTTAAGTTTCCTGATACTACAATAGTTTCTCCACCTGCTCCAGCTAGTCCAGCAACTTCACAACTTACTTTAAATTTTCTAGCCTTATAAGTATTTTCACTTCCGTCTACTGGTTGAAATAGTTCAACTTTAACATAGTCAAATTGTGCATCTGACCCAGTAAGATGATTTCTTCCAACGTTGTATAATGCCATTACTGCCCCTTCACTTTTAATTAAATCTGATGTAAATGGAAATTGTGTTTGATATGACTTAATTGTAGTTGAAGATGACTTATCGTTAATATAAACCTTAGTATCAAGTTGAGCTGCAGGGTTTTCATCTAATGTGTTAAAACCTGCTCCCATTAATTCATATTTCTCTGCACCTGTTGCTCCACCTATATTTATATAATCTGCTATTTGATGTCTTTGTATTGATTCTTTACTCATTATTTTTTCCTCCTTCTTGGTAATATACCACTCTACATTCTATTTTATATTGTGCTTTATCTAGATTTTTTTCGAAAACATAACCACTTGTTAATGCTTCTATTTTTTGTGCCACTCTCCCACTATCTAATACTGGTAGATTATTAAGCTCTGATTGAAGTTCCAGCCACTTAGCAAAGTTTTCATAGAATTTACTATTAGCTATATTTTGTACTACATCTTGTCCATATACTTCCCTACTGACAAACATAAAACAGTATTGTCTAAGACTAGTACCATCAATATACTTTTTTAAAATTTGTTCTCTAGGAAGTTCTTCTATCATATAGGATACTGTATTTTCACCTAAGTAATTAATATTAATACCATCATTAATATTTGCTAGATAAGGACAGGTTCCTATATATTCTTTGATACTTTCTACTATATTCATTTCTACCTCCTCTACTGATTTATATATTTTCAATATCTATTAGCTATTTATTAAAATCATTGTCACAGTTTAAGAGCATTGGTTGCTAGTTTTTAAAATTGAATTGGTTTATCTAGATCCTATCTAGCTAATCAAATTTAAATATATATTTTTATTTACTTTAAATTAGAGGCTATTCTTTCTTTTTAAATTATCCTAATGTATTTCAAAGAATTTATAAATCTTAATATGAAAGTCACCGCATTATTATCACCCCTTTCCTTTAGCTTCATTTCTTATTTGTTAATAAAACTTTTTAACCATAACTCATAGTGATAAATTAGTAATCTAAACTTTATTATTCTTATTTAAAAATTAAAAACTAATTTATTATTTTAAAACTCAACTTTTAATAACTTATCACCACTGCGATGATATTATTCTAGCACCTCTTTAAACCGATTATATAAAGAGAGTTTAAAAGGAATTTATAAAGAATTTAAAAAGAATATATTTACAAGAGATTTAATAGCTTTTGACTTTATTGCTGATACATATTCCTCTGTAATATAAAGCTTTGCTGAAATATTTCTATTACTTTCCTTCTGAAAATATCTCATTTCAATAATACTTCTTTCTCTATCTGTAAGAATTTCTAGAGCATTTTCAATCTTTTTTATTTCAGCCTCTTTAACTTTCATAGCATAATTTAATCTGTTAATTTGAGCCTCCTTTCTTATTATCATATTTTCCACTGTTGAAGTAATTTTATTAGTTTTTCCTGTCTTCTCCACGTAATTTACACCAATTCCGTCATCATATTCATTTTCTAGTAACTCTATATCTAGTTTTATATTTTTTATTTCTGCTTTCGTTTGATTAAAGTTATAAAGCATAGTTTCAATTTTTTTATTCATATTCATACTGTTCCCCCTTGAATTTAATTCAACTTTCATTATTTGTCTTTTAGAATATTATATTGAATTAATATCAATATAATAATTCATTTTTTTTAAAGTATATCTCAACTTTCATCCGCTCTTTTACACGGCTCTTTCTTATTGAATTATTTTTTTCAGATAAAATTTATTCCATATACAACCTCCTAATTTGAAATTAATTCAACATTTATATTCCAATAATATTGAATTAATTTCAAGTTGTCAAGATGTATTAAAGTTTTTTTGATTTTATTTCAACTATTGTTGATTTTAATTCAAATATGGATATAATATAATTATAGGAGGTGTAAATATATGAACACACTCGGTATTAGGTTAAAAGAACTTCGAAAAAAACATGGATTAACACAAAAAGCATTAGCAGATATTCTCTTAATAGATAATAGTTCAATTTCTAAATATGAAAATGATAGAGCAATACCTGAAAACGAATTACTTCAAAGAATTGCCGATTTTTTCTCTGTCTCTGTAGACTATTTGCTTGGAAGAAGTGATATATCATCACCTAAAAAATCTACTCTTGATGATTTAGATTTAAATCCCAAAGACAAAAAAGATATTGAAAAAATTTTTAATAGTACCTTGGAATCTTTAGAAAATCAAGAAGGTCTTATGCTTTCAGGTAATCCTATTAATGATGAAGATTGGGAATTATTGAAATCAGCTATTCAAAATGGAATCGAGTACGCTAAGAAAATGAATAAGATAAAATATACCCCTAAAAAATATAAAAAATAA